GTTATAGAGTTTGGTGAAAAGATTACAGGTTTCTTTAGCGACGCCATTGGTGGTATAGTTGATATTATTACAGGTATATTTACATTAGACTTTGATAGAATACTACAAGGTTTTGGTAATCTATTTTCAGGCACAGGTAATTTCTTCTTAACAGTATTAACGGCACCATTAGACATGGCAGTAAACTTTATTCAAGACATATTTGGATTTGGTGACCCCGATAAGCCATTTAGTTTAATTGATTTCTTTTTAGGTGATGACGGTCCTGTTATGAGTGCATGGAATTGGTTTACAAGTTTATTCTCATTTGATTTTAAAGCATTTAAACAAAAACTATTTGACATGGGTAAATTATTTAAAGGTCTTGCAATGGGTGGTATTGCAGCTGCTAAGGCAATATTGCCAGGTGGTGAATCACCAGGTGAGGCATTTAAAAGAGTATTTGATAGTTACACAAAAGGTCAAGAAGTTTCTACAGATGTTGAGGGTCAACCTGAAGATGTTGCAAAAACTATTGTTGAAGATGTACAAGGTAATACTACTGAAACAGTATATAACACAAAAACAATAAATGAAGCAGGCAACAATCAAAATGGTACAGTTGTAATTGGTAATATTGATAATTCAGTTAAAGACCAAAAACAATATGCAACTAAAAATGAATCATCTTATAACAATTTAAATACAGGCATTGATAGTTATTTTGATAGAGACAACTATGCTCTTGGTTAATATTGACCTAGGTCTTTCTCTGTAATAATCTTAAATTTCATACCCTTATCTTCACAATATTGTTTGGCGGCAGACCATTTTGCCTGATTTTTGATATACTCAAATGACTCACGCATATATGCTTTTGTTTTCTTTTTTGGTGGTTTAGGTTTGCCTACTTGACGAGAGGGTTTTATTTCTATCATGTACTTTTCATTGTTGACCGTTTTTACAACAAAGTCAGGAAAGTACCTATGATATTTCTTATCTAGTGGACTATAATATCTAACAGGCAATTCTTCACTTGCCCAAAATAATATATCCTCATTTAGGTCACAATAACGCATGAATCGTCTCTCCAATAGTGAACGATACACTATCATTTTGGTGTCGCCTACATATTTCTTGGGATTGGTTGGTTTGTATAGACCTTTGTAACTCTTTCTCATATCACTCTTATTACCTATATAAATATTACTATATAAGGATTATTTATAAGTATGGCCAAATTCAAAAATATCGTATCAAGTTTAGCAACACCATTTTTAGGTGATATTGTAAACAACTTAACAAATGCAGGCAGTCAGAAAGACGCAGGTAAAGTATCAGCACAACTATTGAAAAAAGGACCATTTGATATACCAGATAGTCCATCACAAAAGTTAAGAGAAAATCCATTATCATTTAGTCCTGTACAATATCCACTTGACCTTGGTAGTAATGAACTTGGTCATTATATTATATTTGAATCAGGTTTTTTAGGTTATAGTCCACAAACAAGTGGATTTTTAGAGAATTCAGCAAAGTCAGCACCTGATTTGAAAGTGGTGAAAACAGATACAACAACAAAACCAGGTACAGCAACAATTACAAGAGAATCAAAAATTACATCTAAATTACCTGATAAGAGTACGATTACAACTGCTATCGCATTGTATATGCCACAATCTGTTAAAGTTGGTTACACACAAACTTATGATGATAATACAGAAACAGGTTTAGCTGGTGTTGCAGAGGCGACAGGTGTTGCAGTTAATAATGCTCAAGGCGCTGCTGATAAATTTGAAGCGGCTATGCAAGGTATCGTAGGTGGTGTTGCCACACAGGCAAAAGAAATTTTAGGTGAGTTTATATCTATGGCAGGCGCAGGTGACCCGGTAAGATTTGCCGCTAAGAGAGCTGGTGTTGCAGTTAATCCTAGAAACGAGGCATTTTATTCATCACCAACACAAAGAGAATTCCAGTTTGAGTTTGATTTCTGGCCTAGAAACGCAAAAGAGGCAGAAGCAGTAACTAAAATTATTCATATATTTAAATATAATTCATCACCAGGTTTTGCAGGTGGCACACACCAAAGTGTATTCACAACACCAAACTATTGGAAAGTTAGTTACATGTACAACAACGGTGAAAACCCACACTTAAATAAAATTGGTGCTTGTTATTGTAAAGATGTTCAAGTTGATTATGCACCTGACGGACAATATACTACATTTGGTGGTAGTGCATTAGAAGGTGGTGGTCATCCTGTTCATACTAAAATGAGTGTAACAATGTTAGAAGATAGAATTATTACGAAGAGAGACATAGAACAAGGCGCATAATGAGTAAATATTTTAATCAATTTCCTCTTACTAACTATAACTTATCTGGTAAAAATGGCAATACAGTTTTAGTAACAGATATTTTTAGAAGAGTCAAGGCAAGAAGTAAGATTGCAGATAATGTAACATTGTTTGACAAATATGATGTTGCAGAGGGTGAAACACCTGAATCAGTTGCTTACAAGGCATATGGTAGTGCAGATTATTTTTGGGTTATAACACTTGTAAATAATATTGTCAATAGATATTATGACTGGCCATTAGATGAGTTTTCATTTCAACAATTTGTAAAAGATAAGTACGATAATCCAGACGCCATACACCACTATGAAAAAGTACAATCAAGTGGTAAACAAACAGGTGATGGACCTAGTGATTACTCACATTTGATAGAAGTTAGTAATGGCACAAGTGGTGGCCAATCAGTATCAAATGTAGAATACGAAAGAAGAATACAAGACCAAAAAAGGCAAATTAGAATATTATTACCAAACTATTTGCCATCATTTGAAGATGAATTTATAAAACTGATAAGAAGATAATGACATGGCGAACCTTGAAACAGAAATACTAGATAAAGTTGGTAAGTATAACTTAACCGAACTAGATATCATTTCATACAGACAGCAAAAAGACGAGAGTAGACCAAAGACTATGGACATTAAGGGTATTACCCTTACATTATCCATAACAGAGGATATTTTTAGTAATTGTATGGTTGGTAGTTGCCTTGTATATGATACGCAAGATGTAAGGTCAATGTTACCATTAACAGGATTAGAAAGATTATCATTTAAATTAAATACACCAGGATTACCAGGTTTTGATTTTACCGAAGAGAATGGTGTACCATTTCATATCTACAAGGTAGATACAATTAGAAAAGATACAAGTAATGATAAAGGTCAGTTTTATAAGATATTTTTCTGTTCGCCAGAGATGTATTACAATCAATTGACAAGTGTAAGTAGAGCATACGCAGGACCTATTGAGAATGGTGTAAGAGATATTTTTAGAAACAAGAAGTATTTAAATTCTAAAAAACAGATATTTGTAGAAGAGACGGCTACCAATGCCAAGTATGTAATACCTAGTTTAAAACCATTTAAGGCAATTAATTATTTGGCAAGTCAATGTACTTCAGGTAAATACAACAATGCAGGTTATTTGTTCTATGAAAACTCAAAAGGGTTTCATTTTAGAAGTTTAGAATCATTAATGGCAATGGGTGGTTCAGTTGCCAGACCTACAAGGTGGAACTTTCAAACACAAATTGTACAGACACAAGATAGTAAGAAAGACGAAGTAAAAGATATTGAAAAGCGTATGCAAACTGTAATACAATATGAGTCAGGCAGACAAGTTGACGCATTAGAAAATATTAAGAATGGCATGTACGCAAATAAACTAGTAGTACATGACGCATTTAATAAGACATTGACAACACATGATTTTAATTATAAAGAAGACTTTGAAAAAGGTTACCATACTGAAACCACAGGTGATGAAAATGATACAGTAAAAGGTATTGTACCTGATACACAATTAAATGACACAGGCGCAGGTCTATTTGATTTTGCAGATAGTAAGAAAATGGTAGTAACAGAAACATCTGGTGTCCATAATGATTACGAATTTACACCATCAAAAGATACACTACCAAAGATTACCAGTCAAAGAAGAGTTTTACGCAACATGAATATGTCAATGCTAGTATATGGTAATACACTATTAAATTGTGGTGATGTCATTAATTTTACAGTACCGATTATGCAACCTGGAGAAGATATTAAACCTAACCCATATACAAGTGGAAGATACTTGATTATGGCCATTAAACATACAATTGCCGTTACGACACAAAACCATACAATGGTACTCAAATGTATGAAAGATAGCGTTAGGACGCCATTACCGAGTGAGGAAGACGCATTAATCGTAGGTAAAGACAATACAGACGAGGTAGATATCTACAAACAGGATATTGTATCGCTTTAGAGAATTAACGAGTCCGGCGCCTAAAGGGTTAGCTGGCCTACAATGAGAAAATGAGAGATAATATGAGTGAGAAAATGAAAAAAGACAATAAAGAGTGCGTGGTCATTCAGCCAAACACAGGAACGGAGGCAGATATGTTAGGACAGGTTCTATTATGGGTAGAGAGGTCAAACAGGCCACCTGCTCATAAGATACATAGTAAGAAACCACCGAAAGGACTGAAAGGATATTCATTTTTAAGTAGGTCAGAGGTCGCTAAGATGATTTCTAAACGAAAAAAGAACATATCAGAGAATTACTTAAACGAGCTTGCTAAATCGTGCTGGCGCAGACTTAAATCGTTTATGGATAAGAAGGACGCAGAGGTTCCTAAGTATTTAAAAGGTGTGCGTAAAAAGAAAGTAAATGGCAAATAAATGCGTATGGTTAGCGTATTAAAAGCAGACAAATATCGGAAAAAAATAAAATGCTAGACAACAATTTTTTAGGAAGAAACGGTTTTATTTGGTTTAACGGCGTAGTTGAAGACAGACAAGACCCACAAAAGCTCGGCAGGCTCAGAGTGCGTTGTGTAGGAATTCATACAGATAACAAAGATGACTTACCTACGGCAGACTTACCATGGTCGCAACTTATTCATCCGATTACTTCTTCAGGTATTAGCGGCCTAGGTTCTTCTCCTGGTTTTATTGTGGAGGGAACTTGGGTATTTGGTTACTTTAGAGATGGTTACGCTATGCAGGAGCCAATGATAATAGGAACTTTACCTGGCAAGCCGTCTGAATTAGCAAACACGGAGGCCGGCTTCTATGACCCTAATGGTGTTTACCCTCGGTATAAGAATGAGGTGGATACGAATAGGTTGGCGACTAATGATAGCGCTAATCCACACCTAGGTTTAGAATTACGAAAATTAACAAGGAAGACTGGCGTACCAACAGCCGACTTTGACGCAGTACCAGTAGAAGACCATATAAGCACAGAGATAGAGGCAAGTGATTCGGACACATGGTCGCAGCCTACTATACCCTATGCGGCCGTTTATCCATATAATCATGTATTTGAGTCAGAGAGTGGCCATATCATGGAGATTGATGATACCAAAGACAATGAGAGATTGTTTACCACACACCGTACAGGTACCTCACAGGAGATAGACAAGGATGGTAACCAGGTTAATATAGTTAAAGGCGACCATTATAACATAGTATCAGGCAAAAGGCAAGCCGTTATAGAAGGCAATGCTGATATTACTATTGGTGGCAGGCATAAGATATACATTAATAAGAATGGTGAAGAGGATAACCACTATGATATACAGGTTGGTCCTAATGCCAATATTAATATACAAA